GGGAGAAGAGAGAAACCCGGCTCGCGGTCGCGGAGGCACGGCTGGCCTCGCTCGAGGGACGCGTGCAGGACGACGCGCTCACGAAAGAACTGGGAGGCTTGCGCGAGCGCGTCGCCGTCATCGAAGTCAGGCCCGTGCTTCCAGGTCCGCCCGGGGATCCCGGCCCCCCCGGGAGAGACGGCGCGGACGGGAAGGCGGGCCTGACGTTCTGCGGGATCTTCAACAGTGAGCGGACCTATGACCACGGCGACCTCGTCAAGTGGGGCGGGTCCACGTATCACTGCCTGAAGTCCACGACGGGCGTGAAGCCTGACGCAGTCGCCCCACACTCGACGGCGCCGGACGGCAGCCTGGAGTTCCGCGGCGTCAACGGGAAAGACTTCTGGGAACTGTTCGTGAGCAAGGGCGACCCCGGGAAGGCGGCGAAGTAATGGCCGCCGTCCTCGTCACACTCGTCACGGCAAAATTACACCTAAGGATTACGACCGCGGCGCTCGACCCCGGGGATCTCGACATCCAACTGAAACTGGATCAGGCGGAAGCGGTGATCCTCGACTACCTCGACACGTTCGCCGATGCCGCGTGGGTCTCGCCGGCGACGGCGCCGGGCTGGGTGACCGCGTCGATCCTGTTGGCCCTGACCGACCTCTACGAACATCGCGGCGATGATCAGACCTTGTCCGAAAAGACGTGGGAGGCCGTGACGCGCCTGCTCGTGCGGGCGAGAAACCCGGCGCTCGCATGAGTGTGGTTGAGATTGGACAACGGATCCATCTGGTGAGCCTGTTCAGCACCACGACCACGGCGAACGCGGACGGCGGGTTCGATGACGTGTTGACCCCGTTGTCCCCGGCGACGCTCTTTGCCGACATCCGGCCGGCCACGGCGCGCGACCTCGAACGGATGGCGGCCGGCACGGTGATCTCGACCGAGACCCTGCTGGTGATGCTGCCGTTTCATGCGAGCGTGACGACGAAGACGCGGCTCACCTGGACGGATCGCGCGGGGCGGGCGCACGCAGCGAATGTGACGGGCGTGAACAACCCGCAGCAGCGGTGCGTGGAGCTGGTGCTCGTCGCCGTGGAACAGGTGGCCTGATGGCGAGCACGATGCGCTGGGACGGCTTGAAGGAATTCCGCGAAGAGCTGCGGCAGTTGCCCGAAGCCTGTCGCGGCGAAGCGGCCAAGGTGGTCGAGGGCGAAGTGAATGCCGCCTACGTCACGGTCAAGCGGGTCTACGAGGCGCATCGGTTCACCGGGTTCCTATCGAGCAAGTTGGCGATTCAGCCGTTGAAAGTGAGCGGCGCTCTCACGACGGGCCTGGTGCTCAAGAGCGGGTCGCCGCTGGCGTGGCTCTTCGATAACGGGACGCAGGCGCGGCACTACATCACCGTCAACGGCGTGACGCATCAGACTGGGCGGATGCCGGGCTTTCATGTGTTCGGGCGAACGGTCGCGTTTACCAGACGCAAGATCCGCGGCCTGTTGATCGAGATGGTGCGTCGGCACGGAGCCACCAAGGTGATCGACGATGGCCGATAGTTCGGACATCGAAAACGCCCTGGTCGCCAAGCTCGGCGCGGACGCGACGCTCCTCGCCTTGGTGCCCAATGGCATCTACATCGATGAAGCCCCACCAGGCGCCACGCGGTTCGTGATCGTCTCCTTGGTCGACGAGGCCGACGTCGGCCGATTCGGCAGCCGTGCGATTGAAGACGCGCTCTATCTGGTCGAAGCGCGGATGCTCTCGACCGTTGCGGGCGCGAATATCAAAGCCGCGGCGGCGCGGATCGATGTCTTGCTCGAGCAGGGAAGTTTGACCGTGTCTGGCTATTCGTTGATGGCGTTGTTCCGCGAATCGCGGATCCGGTTGACCGAAGTCGACGGCGCAGATCCGTCGCTCCGCTGGTATCGCCGCGGCGGGAACTACCGCCTGGTGGTCTCGACATGAGCCGTGATGTCCTGCTCTACGGCTTGAGCCAATCGGACGAGATGCCGTACCTGCTCCAGTGGATGCAGACGACACCTGGGCTCCATGAGTTCGTGCCGGACTATCACCGCTTACAGCTCGAGCACTGGATCTGGGCGAACCGCACGGAGCTTGGGCGCGACATCCTCGACGTGGGCGTCTACAACCGGCGCGCGTGGCTGGGCGACGGGTATCTGACCTTCGGCCAGAACGGCGAGGACCGGCAGGGGGATCTCTGTGCGATGCCGTTTCCCGATGCCGCGTTCGACGGGATCGTCCTGACCGAAGTCCTCGAGCACTGCGTCGATCCCTTCGCCGCGATGCGCGACGTGTTCCGCGTCCTGAAACCGGGCGGGTTGCTGCTCGTGACGTCCCCGTTCTGTTGGCCGACGCACGGCATTGAAGGCGAGTACGAGGACTACTGGCGGTTCACCCGTCAAGGCTGGGAGCTCCTGCTGAAACCCTTCGCGGACGTCACGATCACCGCGTGCGCGTTGACACAGGAAGGCCAGGCGGCCTACGACTTCATGCGCCGATTCGAGTCGATGGGCTTCGCCAATCAGACGGAGATGACGACCGGGTACTTGTGCAGTGGACGGCGGCCGACGTGAAGCTGTTGCTGCTCGGTCCAGGCGCATCGTGGAGTACTGCGGATGTGGCCGCGGGTCTGCGCTACGGGCTGAAGCTCCACGGCGTTGAGATCGTGGACTATGCCCTCGACGCGCGCATTGCCAGGGCGCAGGGCTGGCTGCACTACAACTGGCGGCGCGCGAAGAAACGCAATCCGGCGATTCCGAAACCCACCGTGGCGGATGTGTTCTTCCAGGCTGGGCATGAAGCGTTGGCGATGGCGCTCTATCACAACGTCGACGCCGTGCTGGCCGTGAGCGGGATGTTTCTCCACCCTGACGTCGTCGTGATGATGAAACGCGCGCACCTCAAGGTGTTCGTGGTGTTCACCGAAACCCCGTACGACCTCGCCAAAGAACTCGAGATGGCGAAGTTGGTCGACGGGTGCTGGACGAATGAACGCTCGAGCGTGGCGGCCTTCCAGGCGGTGAACCCGCACAGCGGGTATCTGCCACACGCCTGGCATCCGGAGCGGCATCAGCCCGGCCCGCAATCAATCGATGCGACGGTGGCCGCGCACGATGTCGTGTTTGTCGGGTCCGGCTTTCCCGACCGGATCGCGTGGCTGTCGGCGATTGACTGGACCGGGATCGACCTCGGGCTATATGGCTCGTGGGAAGGGATCCGGAAAGGGCACCGGCTCAAGCCGTTCGTGCGAGGCGCGCAGATCGACAACGCCACGACCGGCGCCCTCTATCGTCGCGCGAAGATCGGGCTGAACTTGTACCGGACGAAAGTCGGCTGGGGGCGGAACACGCCGACGATCGCGCACGCGGAATCGTTGAACCCGCGGGCCTACGAGCTCGCGGCGTGTGGCGCGTTCCATCTCTCAAGCGATCGGGCCGAGGTGCGCGAAGTCTTCGGGCGTCGGGTGCCGACCTTCCAGACGCCGGATGATGCCGGCAGTCTCATCCGCGATTGGTTGCACAACCCGTTGACGCGCACGGCGGTCGCGGCAGAACTCCCGGCCTGTGTGGCCGAGTCCTCGTGGGGCATCAGGGCCACCACGGTGATCGGTGACTTGCAAACACTCCTGCAGCGTCGGGCTGCCTAGTGGAGTAGGGAAGGCTAGGAGGGTAGCTATATCAGCCGCTATCACGGGAAATCGGGGGTCGTATACCTCAGCACCACCGGCGCCGGCGCGGCGACCACCACCACGTCCCTCTCGGGGTGGACGCTCGACCTGTCCACCGACAAGGTTGAGGTTACGGCGTTCGGTGATCTCAACAAAACCTACGTCCAGGGGTTGAAGGACATCAAGGGGACGCTGACCGGCTTCCTCGATGACACGGGGCTGGCGTTGTTCACCGGCGCCGACTCCACCGACGGCGTGCGGATGTACCTGTATCCCTCATCGGCGTCACCGACGGTCTACTGGTATGGACCCGCGTGGCTGGACGCCTCGATTGCGGTGCCGGTGGGCGGCGCGAACACGCTCAGCGGAAACTTTGTCGCCCTAGGCGCGTGGGGACGCAAGCCGTAGCCGGATGGCGTATCGCGTCCAAGGCGCCCATGCGGAACTCCGCTGGGGCTACTACGTGGCGGCGACGCTCGGCGCGTGGACGATCGAGGACCAGGCGTTCAGCGCGACGGTGCGACAGGTCGACGCGTTCCGGATCGGTCAGCGTCCGCTGACCTTCGTCGTCGGTGGGCAGAAGTGGCCGATCGAAACGATCGAGGTGACCGGGGACAAGGTAATCGGACGGGTGTCACGGAGGTGAGTCAATGGGGCGCAATAGGGTGGTGCAGCCGGAGATGGTCCGGTTGCTGTTGTCGGACGGGGATTTCCTCGACGTCAAGCGGGAACTGACCGCGGGCGAGTACTACGATCTGCTCCTCGCCCAATCGGAGCGCCAGTCGTTCGCGAAGATCCTGGCCTACGTGATCGGCTGGTCACTTCTCGGCGCGAACGACGCGCCGATTCCCTACAGCCTCGAGATGCCGGACACGGTGCGCCGGGATACCGTGCGGTCCCTGGACACGGCCACCGTGCGCGAACTGACGGCCGCGCTGGACAAGCATGAGGCGGCGGTCGAGGCGGCGCGAGCAGGAAAAAAAACGACGCCGGCTGGCACGCCCATACCCTCACCCTCCTTCGCATCTGTCAGTTGATGCATTGGAGCTATGAGGATGTGCGCGCGTTACCCGTCGAGGTCTACAGCGTGGTGGTGGAGATGTTGAGTGCGCAGATGAAAGTGCAGGACTAGCTCTATCGCCATCAGTGCGGTTTTTTCTGCGGATTTTAGCCAATTCGTCGGGGAGACGAAGCGGGCCGACGCGGGCCTCGAGGGGCTGATGGGGAAGAGCGTCCGCCTGAGCGACGAGTTCGTGAAGACGCAGAGCAACGCGGATCGGTTCCGGGGATCGCTGCAAAGTTTCGATGGGGTCATGGCGTCGCTCGGCGTCAACATCGGCGCGGAAGCGCGGGCGCTCGGGGAACTCAGCTCGGCCGCCGGCAAGACCGCGAGCGAACTGGGCCTTGTCTCGACGGCTGGGCTCGCGGCTGGGGCGGCGTTCGCGGGGTGGAAGATCGGCCGGATGATCTCGGAATTCTTCGAGCTCGATGAAGCGATTGGCAACGCCACGGCGAAGTTGTTGGGCTGGGGCGATGTCGCGGGACAAGTCGCCGGCGCCAACGCCGACGTCCTCGCGAAAGCCTCGAAAGCCGCCAGCATCGAAATCAAGGACATGGCGCTCGCCCTGGCCATTAACGAAGAGGTGGCCAAAACGTCCGCCGCGGCCCTGAAGGCGCGGACAGTGGTCACCGTCGACGCCGCGGCACAGGAGAAAGCCGCGGCCGCGGCCATCCATGCGGCGAACGACCGCATGGTCAAGGATCTGCAGGCGCAGATCGACGCGGTGAAGCCGTTCAAGGACGCGATGGTCGAGCTGAACTCGGTCGGCAAGGGCTGGCTGGGCACGCTCGACACGCTCGACGGCAGCGTCGCGGAAGGCATCAAGTATTACCTCGACGCTGGGGTCTCCCTGCACACGTTGGCTGACGCGTACGGGTTGACGGACGCGCAAGTCAAAGCGGTGTCGTCGTCGATGAAGGACGAAGCGGAGACGGCGAAGACGCTCGCGGCCGAAACCGAGGCGCTCGCGAAAGCCCACGCCGACGAACTCCTCGAGATGGACAAAGCGACCGCGGCGAGAAAACAGGCCACGGTGGAACTCCAAAAACAAACGGCCGCCGTCGAGGCGCTGAAGCGAGCCAACCGAGAACTCGGCGGCTCGACCGAGTTCAACCTAGGGACCGACGCCGGCCGCGCGCAGGTGCCTGAGGACATCCGGCAGTGGTTACACGTCGGGTACAGCTTGGAGCAAGCCGCGCGCCTGGCCTATTCGCTCAAGATGGGCTTTGACGTCAGTCGCGATCCGCTCTTCGCGCAGAAGGGACCGCGGGTGCCGGGCTTCGCCGGTGGCGTCGAGAACTTCGCCGGCGGGATGGCGCTGGTCGGGGAGCGGGGGCCGGAGCTCGTCAACCTCCCAGGCGGGAGTGATGTGATCCCGATGGGCGCCGGCGGGGGCCGCGGGACGACTTACAACTTCTACCTCGTCGACAACACGGAGAATCTGGCGCGTAAGGTGTCGTCGATGATCATGTCGGGCACCCGCCGCAGTGGCAAGGTGGGCCTGTAGTGGCGACGGTTCCCGCGATTCTGGGCACCGCACGGCTGGGCAACTTCCGCCTGGGCTATCAGCCGGCCGCGCTCCAGGACGTCCGAGAGACGCGCGTCCGGATCTACCTCGATGGCGTCCTGTCGACGAGTCGTGTGCGGCTGGCGACGTTCTCGATTCACGACGTCATCAACGACGAGCCGGACGCCTGCGCCTTCACGGTCAACGAGGCGCCGTGGCCCGAAGTCGGGATGGAGGTCCTCTT